TCGTCCTTTGCTGACGGTTTCCGCGATGTCTGCTGACGGCACATCTATATATAAGAATTTAAGAAGTTATCTAAGAAAGAGAAACCCACTCAAAATGGCTGGACGGAAAAGGCGATTCACACCACCTCCAGGCTTCACGCAGTGCCCCAAGCTGCGGAAGGACTACGAGGAGCATGGCAAGGCTCTGGGTAGGTATTTTCTCTGGTACGAGGACAAGGCGATCAAGGCCTGGAAGATGCTCGGCGGCGTACTTGGCCCCAGGTGGAAGCTGGAGCTGTATCGGTACCACTGGGTCAAGGACAACCCTGAGGACTACAAGCGCTGGAAGAAATCCAGGGAGAATGCCAGGCTCAGGGAGCAGCGCATGAAAAAATCGCTATAATTCCTTCATGGTGCGAACTGTGGCGCGTTTTTCATTCAAGGTGTAGACTGGGTTCATGGCTAATTCTGAACCCCCTCGATGTCTCCAAACCGTTGCCGCCTGGCTGCGTCAGCTCTTGCGCCAATCAGCTACATCTCCCTGGTCTCTGGCCTGGTGGCCGTTGGTGCCGGCCTCAACCTCGTCGGACAAATCCTCATCGTCCCGTTTGCCCTGAAGCATCGCGCCTGGGACATGATTGCCCTGAGCGTGTTCTTCTCGACCGTCAATGTCGTCGTCCTTGCTCCTCATGTCGCAAAGCTTGCTCGTACTTCTGCTGCAGCTTCAAGCCGTGTGGAGTGGGTTAATCGTCCCGTGTCTGCAGCCAGTAAACTGGCAGGCGTGCTCGACTAACCACGATGTATGGCTTCTCCCTGTTGTTCAACAAGCCTGGGACTTGAAGACTGGTCGTAAGCAAATCTACTCAACTGAGCAGGAGATCCTGGAGAATACCGAAACAGGCGGTTAGGATGGAATCACCAAGGCACATAAGCGGCCGAGGCAATTAGCTCAATCCTCGAAGACGGTGCAGCGTCAGGCGAGAAACAAAACCTAAAAGCCTGAATTCACAGGTCGCAAGGGTGTCTGAAGCATCCAAAACTTAAAACCTGAATTGACAGGTAGCGAGCGGGTAAAGAAGTCCGCAAAGAGCCTCGCCTCATTGGAGGGATGGCACCAAGAAAGATCTTGGCGGGGAGTAACCCCTATTCGATCAAAGTCAGCGACGGTAGACGGGAGTCATTGCCCGTACGACCCTTCTGCAGAATCCGGCGAACCTCTACGGGGTAGTAAGCGGTGGCAGGAGACGAGGAATCCGGCGGCAAGCGGAGTTGACGGTCATTCGACCAGAGGTGAAAAATCCTCCACCGCGACGATCAATCGAACACCTACTGAGCCGCCAGCAGTCTCTGCACGGGCTGTCCTGGACCTACATCACCTACGAACCCTGTCGGCTGCACCCGATAGGGATTTCGTGCTGTTAGAATGACCAAGCAATCTTATCCCCGAGGAACCGACATGGCTGAACTTCCAAATCTCGCAGGTGTGGCAACCAAGGACCTGGTCGACAAGATCGGCACTGGCAGGTATTCTGCGAGCTATATTTCATGGAGTCGCACAATCAACCTGCTCCACCAGCACGCACCTGGCTGGATGGTTGACTATGAGGCTGCTCCTGATGGAGGCATGATCCACCGCGCCCCTGTCGGCGGCTACCTGATGATCCGCTTCCGTCATGTTGACGGCACCGTGACACCAGCACTGCCCCAGGCAATCAAGGACCACAAGCATAATCCAATCGCATACGAAAAGATTGGAGCCCGTGACGTTACAGACACGCAGCGTCGCGGAACGTGCATGGCAGCAGCCATGGTTTTCGGGCTGGGCTACGAGCTGTGGGCTAATGATCCGATGGAGGACTCATACCGCCGTCCTGCCCCTGATTCTGCCCCTGACTCTGCCCCAAAGGCTCCAATTGCCCAGGCTGCTCCCAAGGCGGCCCCTGCAGCGGCTACTGGTGGCACTTCTGAGGTGTCTGAGACCACGTTTCGCGAAGCCGCCCTCGAGAAAGGCGTCCATACCGTTGCCATCGACGCCCTCGTTGCAATCGTCAAAGGCGAAAAACTCGGCGGTGACTTCGGGAAAGGACTCGAGGTTCTGGGAAGCAAGTCAGCAGAAGAACTCAACTCCAAGTACGGCCCCAAAGAGGAAGAAGCCAGTTCAGAGCAGTGGTGATCTCAGCGGATTTATAGATTTCTTTAAGGGGACCCTCATTGCGTAGGGTCCCTTTTTATGGCATACTTGATTCATCCACCTCCCCGAGGGCCCGAAATGACTAACGACCCAATCCAGGCATGGCTCAACGCAGCAGGACGTTTCCCTCTCCTGCCTAAGTCCGAAATGATCCGACTCGCCAAGAAGCGCGACACTCTGGAGCCTGGCTCCCGCGCCTACATCAAGGTGATCAACAAGATCTGTGAGCACAACCTGCGCCTTGTACCCAACGTGGTGCGCAAGTACATCAACAAGCGCATGGGCTTCACGATGAGCAGCGAGGTCATCTCCGACCTGCTCCAGCAGGGCTATATCGGCCTGCGTCGTGCCGCTGAGAAATACGACGGTGCTCGTGGCTTTACCTTCTCTACCTACGCCCACCCCTGGATCTACCAGGCGTCTACCCGCTGGCACAACAGCCATGACCGTACTATCTACGTTCCCGAGGGTACGATGACCGAGGTGTTGTACCGTAAGCGCCATGGTAAGCCCAGCAAGTCCAGGGGCCGCATTGTCAGCGAGGAATGTATCAGTGCTGCCAATCGCTGCAACTCCATCAGCTCTCTCGACATCCGCCTGGACGACGAGGAGGGTAGCACCTTGGCCGACCTGATGGGCAACGACAACAGTCTGTACCACAGCAAGCAGGGCGAAAGCCTCAGGGCATCCGCTGAACTGGATCAGCTCATGGATGAGTGCGGCATTAAACCCCGCACCCAAGAGATCGTGCGCAACTACACCAAGCGTGGCCGCATGTCTGTTGTCGCCAGCAAGTTGTCCCTTAGTCCTAAGCACTGCCAGAACCTTTACCAGGAAGCTGTTCGCACCATGCGGTACAAAGTAGCTTAAGGCTGATAGGCTGAAGTGTGGTCGGACCACGCAAAACTGTAAACCCTCAACGAGGACACGAAAATGGCTTCAATCTCTCTCGGCGGAAAAGTGACTGGCAAACAGGGTGAACCTGCTGTCACGGTTCACGAATTCGGCAATGGCGGCAAGATCGCCAAATTCAGCATGGTCGACACTGAGTACTTCTACTCAAAAGACGACGACAAGCTCGGCCAGTTCTACAGTGTAGAAGTCACAGGCAGGGGCGCAGAAATCGTGGCTGACCGTCTGGAGCGCGGCGACCGCGTTGCTGTGCACGGACAGCTCGTTCAGCGCAAGTATCAGGACAAGATCTATTTGGACGTAAAGAACAGTCGAGTTACGTTTTTAGAAGGTCGCAAGGATGCTCCTGCATCAGGTGGCGCTGATCCCTTCTGATAGGATGGGCTAACCCCTTCTCCGAATGACCTTAAGAGCCTGGGCCTTGCGCCTGGGCTTTTTTGGTGTTAGGCTGTGCTCAGTCAACCAAGGAGGTTTTATGTCACTTCAGTATTTTCACTTCGAGACACCGCAAAAGGTCCTAGTCTGGAATGATGGGATCGAGGATGCGGCCATAGCTCTTGGTTACTGGCAGAACGTGGATGAGCTATCTTCCAACCCGCATTACAATCTGGCCGAGGGTGAAGCGCTGCCTTACCGAGAAATAAGTGCCACCAACTGCTCTGTCTATTTTTCTACTGACGAGGTGAACTCATGAACCAGTTTGGCCTTCGCATCGAAGAAGCAGAGGTCGCTCCAGGCACTCTTGGCCTGCTGTATGACTCAACCCCAGAGCTGACAACAGCTGACGTACGGCCATTTGTCTGGTCAATCCTGCTGTTCCGTGGAGCAGTCAGGAAGAGTGAAGTGGTTGGAGCCATTACCCCGATGTGCGCTCATGGAGAGCTTTATAGTGGCTGGTCGGAGTACTTGGACGACGAGGACGACAGAACCCGCCTGGAGTGGCTTGTGGAGGAGGTTCTGGGTGACATGGTTGCCTCTGGGCTGCTGCGTTACAGCACCAAGGCGGATCTCTGGATTCTGAACAGCTCTAACAAGCACCTGCCTCAGGTGATCAACGCTGTGTCGGGCACGAATGGTAGCCTTCCGCAGTCGTATATTGCAGAAAGGGAGGGAGTTTGACCATGCCCAAGAAAGCACAGCGCAAACGCGCACAGCGCCGCCAAGTCCAGCTCGAGAATGACATCAATACCAACGGTGTCGACGACCATCGCCCTGGTACGTTCAAGGTCTACGACCAGCGAGCCCGCAAGACAGTCGCGTCTGGTCTCAACTGGGAGCAGGCTGTCGCAGCCTGGAATGAGCATGGTAAGGCCATAATCTTATCAGAGTCTCACAGGATGGGCCGATGAAAGAAACCGAACAGGAGCGACTTTCCAAGCCAGCCACCCCTATGCCTGTCTTTCGCAGAGGCACTCCTGTCAGCATCTACATGGGCGCTGGCTGGGAGAAGGGAACAGTTACTGAGTCGACAAAGCGCCATTGCTCTGTTAGGCTGAATCGAGGCACTAACAGGTCCAGAACCTGTTTTGACGCCCGCAACATCAAACAAATCTAGGAGGACCTGGAAGCATGTCTGATTTCAACGCCATTGATCGTCCAGCTCACTATACTGAAGGCCGTCAGTTCGAGCCCATCGAGGTCATCGAGGATTGGCAGCTCAACTTCCGCCTGGCCAACACGGTGAAATACATCAGCCGTGCTGGTCGCAAAAAAGACGCCCTTGAGGATCTGCGTAAGGCCCGCTGGTACCTGGACCGCGAGATCCAGCGCCTTGAAGTCGACCAAATTAGCAACTACATTCCCGACGAGGAAGGTATCTACGACGACGTGCTGATCTACTACGGCCAGACTCAGGACGAGAAGGAAGCTTGGCCACCTAAGCCGAGGGTCATCGACTACGGCCCAAGTGTCAACATCGAGGTGACCGACGAAGACCGGGAGGACTTCTGGTCTGAGGATCACACAGACGTGCTCTGGGACCCCTCTGTAGGCCCCGTGGAGCTGTCTGAAGACGAGATCAAAGGGATTCTATCCAAGAAGGCCTTGGACCGGTTTGAGGACGCTGAGATCGTCGCTACAGTCGAGAAGCGTGGCTTTATCCTGGGCATCAAGAAAGACGGCTCTACCTGTGAGCTGGGCGGCAACAGACGATGTGTCTAACAACCGTCGCGGTGGTCGCATTCATCCAGTACTTCGGGATGTCTGCGGCCATTCTTTCTTTATTTGCTCTTCTAGGTATTGCTACCGATGACTATTGACGATTCTGACCAAATGGCCTGGCTCCACAGTGACGAGCGACTGGAGGCGCGTTCTGCGGCCCTTCTGCGACTCTTGAAGACGTTTGGCGGCGAGCTTGGGGACGATGACACCCCGTCTCACTGCCCACGCAGTCTGTACGGCGCCGCCCATGACTACGTGTCTCACGGCAACACAGACCCAGATGGCATCATATCGTACTATCTGGAAAACGTCGATGTCTACGGTATCTCTTGAGATCTTCTATCCGCTTTTTTCCAAAGCAAGGCCCAGGGTGACAAAGACAGGTCATGCCTTTATGCCAGTTGCTTACCGCAACAACCAGAAAGAGCTTCTTGCTAAGATCAAGGAGCAGTACGATGGGCCTCCTCTAAAGGGGCCCCTTCGTGTTGAGATGGAGCTGCACGGCGAGGGCAGGGCAGATATAGACAACGTGACTGGCGCTTTTTTCGACACTGCCAATAAAGTGCTCTGGGAAGACGACCGGATCAGCATCATCCCAGAACTGTCGGTCAAATGGATGAAGGCGAAAAAGGACCAGAGCTGCTGGTATGTCAGGATTATCCCGATCGGGGAAGAGCAGGAAGAGCTGCCTTTCTGATAGACTGGGTGGAGATGCCTGGCTACCCGTGAACACTGAAATTGCTTACAACCAAAGTGACCTTGTCTACAGGAAAGAACCTGGAGTCAATCAGTCGAGCTTTAAGCACATTCTGAAAAGCCCAGCCCATTACCAGGCCGAGCTGAAAAAGAAACTCATCATCACGCCAGCTATGGCACTGGGTACTGCTGTCCACACACTCCTTTTGGATGGTCGCAAGGCCTTTGATGCGTCTTATTTTGATAGATCCAAGGAAAAACTCGACTTGACGGTGCCTGAGATCAAGGAGGCCCTGGATAAAAATGGGATCACCTACAAAAAATCTGCAAAGAAGGCTGAACTAGAAGCATTGCTCTACCCTGACGGCAAGCCCGTAGACCGCCGTACAGGCCTCTCGGAGGACGACTATGCCGGCGTGGAGGGCATGGCAGCATCACTGCAACGTGTTGCGTATTTTGACCCTTCACAGCCCAACTACATAAAGGATAACGAGGTATCGATCTACTTTGAATGGGAAGGGATTAGGTTCAAAGCAAGGCTTGATCGTGTTGATTTTGAAAGAAAAGTAATCCTTGATGTTAAGACCACTGATTCCGTTGATGAGGTTAAGTTTGGTTGGAAGTCAGTTGATCTTGGATATATTTTTCAAGCCGGACTGTACACCAAGGCTGCTGAAATCGCCTTCGGTAGCAAGTGGGGGTTTGAATTTGCTGTCGTCGAGAAGAAAGCCCCGTATATCGCAGACATCCTAGTTGCAGATGAAGATTTCTTGCAAGAAGGCAGGAACCAGTGCCTTAAGGCTATCGGACTGTACAAGGCCTGCATAAACACACAGGAATGGCCTGCTCCTGACGTTGCTATCAAGAAACTGAGCTTACCCTCAGGCTATCGACCTGTTATACTGGAGGAGCCCCTAGAAGATGTCTTCTAGTTTCCTATGGCGCCCAAAACAAAAACCCTTACCTTCAAATTCAAAATGGGATTCACTGATCTTCTGACCATTGTCTTCATCGTCCTTAAGCTCACTGGCCATATTGCCTGGCCTTGGCTGCTGGTCCTGTCTCCATCACTGATCAGCCTTTCGCTTTTCCTCGTTCTGTTCATCATCGGCGCTATCTCAGCGGGCCGCTGATCGGTCTTCATTCATGCTGCCCCCTTTACCCCTGAACAATTATGCAACGCGAAGTTCACACTGCCCGTCTCATCAGCACTTCCAAGCTGGCAGACGAAGAGCTTATTCGGCTCTTCGAAAAGGAGCGTGGGCATAATCTTTCCGATCCAACCGAGCTAGCAGAGTCCGAGTTCATCGTGACCTACTGCGCTCGCGTCTCGAATCCGAACAACCAAGAGAACGTCAAGACCGCTCCTCGTCTGCTTCGCTACCTTATGAAGCACAAGCATTGGAGTCCGCTGGAAATGTCCAACATGGTGGTCGAGATTGAAACAACTCGTGCTATCGCTGCTCAGATTCTGCGTCATAAAAGCTTCAGTTTTCAGGAGTTCTGCCTGGCTGGAAATACCAGTATCACGGTCTCCAACGGCTCAGGGGGCGTCCAGCGGCTGCCGATCGAGGACCTCTATAGGAAGTGGAATAACCCCTCTTTCAAGGCCCGCTACGCCCGCTCCTACGACGAGTCTGTTGGCCGCTTTATCGAGGCTCCCATCCTGTCCGTATACGAGTCTGGTAAAAAACCTGTCTATCGCTTTCAGGTCGGCAAGCGAAGCATTGACTGCACTCGCGAGCACCGTGTCCTGACTCAAGAGCGCGGCTTTGTTGAGTTTGGAGAGGCCTACGACAATAACCTGACGGTAGCTCTCAACGGAACAACAGCAGAGCCGCTCCCATACCAAGACCCAAAGGTCCTACATGGATGGACACTTGGGATGACTGCCAAGTGGAGCAAGATCGACTCTCAGTCCTATCTAGGGGTTCAGATGACCTACGACATCGAGATGAACCATCCGACCCACAACTTCGTAGCCGATGGCATTGTCGTCCACAACTCGCAGCGCTACAGCTCTGTCGATCAGCTCGGCACTATCGGCCTACCCCACCTCCGCAGCCAGGACCCGAAGAACAAGCAGGCATCGCACGACGACTTGGACCCCAAGAAGGTCGATCTGATGAACAAACAGATCCAGCAGCTCTACCACAGCATCTTCGACTACTACGAGTATCTGCTCAGCGAAGGCGTCGCCAAGGAATGCGCTCGCAGCATCCTGCCCCTGGGTACGCCAACAAGGCTCTACATGAATGGCACTCTAAGGTCCTGGGTGCATTTTCTGCAGATTCGCAGTGGGATCGAGACTCAGTTTGAGCACCGCCTGGTAGCCCACGCGATCATGGACATCTTCGAGCAGGAGTTTCCGACCATCTACGAGGCAGCATTCACATGATCATCAACTTCAACGACTACGGCGAGCCGACCATTGATCTCGACTCGCTAAGCTTCTGGATCTCCTCTGGAGAAGGCCCTGATCAGCACACGCCTACCGGGGCCCGCGTCGAGATTGATCACGAAAACGTGTACATCGCTCACGCCGGAAAATGCTCAAAGACTCCATCAGGCCTTGATTCTTGCTCAGCTCGAGAAAACGGCTGACCCCGACAACTATGACCATGTAGGAGCCGACTTTGTTCGACCAGATACATGGCAAGCTTGACCACTGGGCTTTCGGGCCCTTTTTTGATGTCTCGGCATACTAGCGCAGCCCTAGAGAGATTCTGGTCGTGTCGCAGGAGAGTAAGCCCTTCAAGGAATGGAAGCCAGAGGTTAAGTACGACCGCAAGATCTGGGAGTTTCGGCGTGGCTATCATGTCTACGCTGCTGGTCAACATGAAAACAACGACCAGTTCAACGCCTTTCAGGTCTACCTGCACGGCAAACGCAACTTTGAGGACGTAGCGGCCGAGAGCGGCGTAACTTCTGCCACGATCGCCAAGTGGGCGAAAAAGTACCAGTGGGAACGTCGTGCTGCCTCATGGGACACGAAAGAGATGGCCCTGGCTGTCAAGGAAGCCAACAAGATCGAGCGCAAGCGTCAGCGGGATTCTATCGAAGAGTACCGCAAGGCCAACGAAGAGCAGGCCAAGATGATGATGGAGACGTCTGCAGATCTAATGGCGATCATCCAAAAACGGATCATCAAGGCAGAGGCTGAGGGCGAAGACATCCCCATGGGGTTGATTAGTGGCCTGATGCGGGCCGCCGCCAACATCTCCGACTCTGGCCGCCAGTCCTGGGCTACGGCCCTTGGAGTCGGGCAGCTCATGGCCGTGGTTGACCAGGAGCTGGAAGAGGTTTCTGTAGAAATCCTCAACGAAGAAGAGGACGAGGCATACCAGATTCCACTTGACGAAGACGAGGTAGAATGAGGTTATGAATAACAAGGGTTGGAGGATCGTGTCATGAGTCAAAAATTAGGAAAGGATTTTCTAGAGTACGCTGCGTCTGGTCAGGACCTGATCAAGGACGTCAAGAGAAAAAAGAGTGAAAAGAATGCAGAGAGGGTGATTCTCTGGCGCTTTATTAAGCGCGTTATGCCCACATATCGCATGTACCGTTTCCACGCGACTATAATTGAGCAACTTCAAAAGGTTATCGACGGTAAATGTAATCGCCTTATTATCCAATGCAGTCCCAGGCACGGTAAGAGTTTGCTTGCATCGCAGCTTTTGCCAGCGGCTTACCTGCTGGCTCACCCTGACCGCTATGTCGGTATTTCGTCCTACTCAGCCGAACTCGCCGAAGGATTCTCCCGCAAGGCTCGAGAGTACTTCAAGGATGGCGGTGGACTCCTGAATGAGTCCTCAAAGGCTGTTAATGCTTGGGGTACTCAAGGCGGCGGTGGTCTGTGGGCCGCTGGTGTCGGCGGTGCTGTGACTGGCCGATCTGGCCACCTGCTGATCATCGATGACCCCGTAAAGAACCGCGAGGATGCCGAGAGTGGCCGCATGATGGAGAAGCTCAACGACTGGTACACCTCGACCCTGTACACCCGCCTCGAACCTCATGTCGGCGCCATCGTGGTCATTCAGACCCGTTGGTCGGAGAATGACATGATCGGGCAGCTGCTGGAGAACGAACGCAATGTCTCTGAGAAAGGTCGCGAGAACTGGACTATCGTTGACCTCCCTGCCCTCTACGAAGACCTCGACGACCGCCCAAGACTTCCCGAGCACTGCCCTGTAGTGCCTGACTGGCGTACTGAGGTGGGCGAAGCACTCTGCCCTCAGCGTTACGACAAGGATGCTCTGGAGCGCATCAGAGAGGCAGTTGGCTCCAGGGACTTCGCCTCTCTCTACCAGCAGAGGCCAGCTCCTGAGGGTGGTAACATGTTCGACCCCAGCTGGTGGCAGTATTACGACTGGGATACACCGCTACCAGACTTTCAGCGTGTCATTCTGTCTGTTGACGCTACGTTTACTGCTAACAACAAAAGTGACTACGTAGTGGGCACTGTCGTGGGACAAGCAGGGTCTCAATTTTATGTCTTAGACATGGTCAGGGAGAAGCTGGACGTCGTCGGCACAATGGCCATGATCGCCAGGCTCTACAAGCGTCATAATCTGTCGGGCACTGTGATCGAACTTGCGGCATCGGGTTTTGCTGTCTATCAAATGATGCAAAAGAAGGTACCTGGACTAATCGGTGTTAGGCCAGAGAAGTCTAAGGAATCAAGAGCGGCGGGTATTGTGCCTATGGTTGAAGCTGGCAATGTTTACCTACCTGCCAGCACACCTTGGCTGGATGCGTTCCTGAACGAATTCGCCTTGTTTCCTGCCTCTAAGAACGACGACATGGTCGACAGTTTGACGATGGCCCTGAATTACTGCGCTCAACGCTCTGCTCCTCAGATGACAACTGTTACCTGGGGGCGTGGTGACAGGATCTTGCCGAATGTCGAAAAATACTCCGCCTGGTAGACTGTGTGTAGTATTTTAACAGGTCATGGCTCGGAAGCCTGCAAAGTTTCAAATGAGCCAGGAGCAGCAGAAGCTCGCTACAGACAATCTTAACCTCGCCCGTCGTGAGGCATGGCGCATACAGCGCACCACTGGTATCGATTACCACACCCTGGAGTCTGTCGCCTTCGAGGGCTTGTGCAAGGCTGCCCATCGCTACAACCCCGATCGACCGCATCCTGTCACAGGGAAGAGTATGAAATTCAGCTCCCTGGCAGTGCCGACGATCCGAGGAGAGCTGCTGCACTGGGTTCGGGACAAGACCTACGCAGTAAGGCTTAGTCACAAGATGCGTGAGCGCTGGGTGAAAGGACGCAAGCTGTTGTACCGAGGTTCTACCGACCACGAGGTCGCTGCTGAGCTCGGTATTACCAAGGAGGAATGGCTGGAAGTGCGCAAAGTGTGCTCTGGTCCACCACTGGAGCTGAAGGAACAGGCCAAGCCGACAGACCCACTGGAGCCCGATGAGATTGACTTCGGCGCCATGTACCTAGGCCTGGCTGAGGATGCCATTAAACGCATCGGCGGGGAGAGCGCTATCGCAGCGTTGGACGTGTACCTGAGCGGCAATGGCAGCGTGATCCCTAGGGAAGAGGTCAACGATTTTCTGCTCGCTGCTGGCTGCAATGCCACTGACTGGTCGGAAGAAGAAATCGATTTGATCGATGGCTGGGAAGAGATTAGCGACGGACGGTTGCAAGGCTCGCTCTTTTGATGGTAGGCTGAGGGGAAATACTCGTTCCTTATGGCTATAACCTCCGCTTCACTCGAAAAGCTCAAGTCTGGCTCGATCTCCAAGGTCATCGAGAGCCTGGGAAGCAAGCTGAAACGGGTGGGCAGGGAGTTTGTCACCCAGTGTATCTGGCACGAGGACACCAACCCGTCGCTAACAATCAACGACGACAAGGGGTTTTGCTTCTGCCACGTTTGCCGTGAAGGCGGCGACGTGATTGCCTATACCAGGCGTCGCAAGGGCCTTGAATTTGTGGATGCAGCCAACCTGGCGGCAGAGATTCTGGGCATCCAGTTAGAGACTGATGGCATCAGCCCTGAGCAGCAGGCCAAGAAAAGGGCAGAGCGCCAAGCAGCGCTGGACAGGCTGGCCAAGAAACAGCAAGGTTATGCCGCAAACCTGCATCACGAGAAGGCTGGTCGGATCCGCCAGGTGCTCAAGGACCGTGGGCTGACGAAGGCCACCGCAGAAGAGTTCGGCCTGGGCTTTGATCCGACAGACTTTTTCGCTGGCCGTATAACGATTCCAATCCTCAACCATCGCAACGAGCTGGTGGGGTGGAGTGGCCGTGCCACTAAGCCAGGCATGCCTGGTAAGTATAAGAACTCGGCAGACGGCGACCTGTTCCACAAGAAGTCGCTGGTATTCAATGAGGTTAGGGCCAAGGAAGCTGCACGCCTGGCTGGCTCCTTGATCTTTGTGGAAGGTCATCTGGACGTGGTGTCGCTCTGGCAGCATGGGATCGCCAACGTAGTGGCAATGCAGGGCACTGGAGCCCCTGAGCCGTTCGTCCTGCAGCGTCTGGCCAAGACTGTCGACAACTTCATCCTCTGCTTCGACGGCGACGAGGGCGGCAAGAAGGCCGTCCAGCAGTTTATCTCAGCAGCAGGGCCACTGGCCCAGAAAGGTGAGATCCAGGTCAACGTAGCTCAACTGCCTGTTGGCAAGGACCCTGACGAGATCTGTCGTGAGCAGGGCGCCGACGCATTCCACAGCTTGCTGGCCGCTGCTGACCCATGGTTGGACTGGGTGATTGACTATTGGGCCGCCGACCTGGACCTGGACAACAGTGCCTACGTCACCGAGGTGGAGAATCAGTTGCGTGCGGTCATCGATGGCCTGCACAGCAATGCCGTCAGAACGCACTACATCGACAAGGTGTCCAGGGTCCTGTCTCGCACGGAGAAGGAGGCTGCGGCAACTGCCAAGGGATGGGGTGATCGCAGTGTGGTGATCGAGAAGCGCGAGTGGACGCCCCCTACAGAGGCACAAACACGGGTGACGACAGAGCGCCGAATGCTGCGGATCTTTGTTCACAAGCCAGAACATCGCAATCGGCTGCGCCCCCTACTGGCAAGCGTGTCCCATCCGCCCCTGCAATGGCTCTGTGAGCGACTGGAAGAGCTGGAGGCACACTGTCTGACCGATCTTACTCCTCACAGTGTGATGGCCGTTGTAGCGGCCTCTGAGCCCCACTTCATGGCACAGCTTCGGACTGTGGTTCAGCCAAACGTGCAGATCGACGATACGGATGGTGTACTGAGTCACATATCTGTTATACTGTCAAAAGATGTACCCCAAGAAAAACATGAGCCTGACACCCATCAGTCATTTGCATGACGAGGTCGCCGAACTCTACGAAGAGATCGGCAGCTACCTGGGTGTAGCGAACGCTCTTCATAAGCGGTACCCGCACCTCGCTAAGCCCAACCACCTGCGCAGCTACATTAAGACCGAGCTGGCAGGCCCGACCGTCGACTACGAAACCATCGAGGCTAATGTCAAGCTGGCTAAGGCAAATCAAGGGCTCCTCGATCGCAACCGCATCGCTAACAAGGCTTTTAGGGAACATGCTCGCATTGAAAACGCTGTCACGGCTTACAACGAGGCCATTCTTGCGGAGCTGGAGCAGCACGGCGCCTCTCTTGCTGATTGTCCCCGTCGCAGTGGCCCTCTGGATCCCTCTGCAGCTGTTTTGGTTGTCCACTTGTCCGACAATCACTGGAACGAACTCGTCAACCTGCCGACCAACCGCTTCGACTTTGAAGTAGGAGCCAAGCGCCTTCAGTTATTGGCTCAGAAGGCTAAACTCCTTGGCAAGGCTTACGGCGTTGAGCGTGTGGTTGTCTTTTTCGGAGGCGATCTCATGAACTCTGACCGCCGTTTGGATGAGCTGCTGGCGATGAGCACCAACCGTGCTCGGGCCACCATCCTTGCAACTCATTTGTACAAGCAGTTCCTGATGGATCTGCGGGCAGACTTCTTCGTGGACGTATTCGGCGTTGCCGGCAACGAGTCCCGCGCCAAGGAAAACCTGGGCTGGGTGGACGTCGTGGCCACCGATAGCTACGACTACACCATCTACGCAATGCTTCAGGCCGTCTTTGATGCAACGGACGACAAGGGCATGCGCTTCCATTACTTCAATGCCAACGAGGTCATCTTCCAGGTCCACAACGAGACCTTCTTGGGCGTGCATGGCCATCAGATCTCGGCCACCGACCAAAAGAAGGTCCAGGCTATTATCGGCAAGTTCGCCGCCAGAGGTATCAACATCACTCACATCCTCTGCGGTCACATCCATGCGACAGTCGTCTCTGACTACGTTTCTCGCAACGCCTCTCTCGTGGGCTCTAACGCCTATTCTGAGGAGGCACTGGGCTTCGTGTCGAAAGCAGCGCAGAACATCCACATTGTCACGCCTCAGGGACTGGATGGGTTTAAGGCTGACCTTCAAAATGTGGATGGAGTCGAAGGCTATGAGATTATTTCTGAACTCGAGCAGTACAACGCAAGGTCGGCTGACAAGGCTCATGAAGCACTTCGAGAGCCTCAAACGATTATTCAGGTGGTAATTTGATGCTTATCGTCGAAACCCCCTCTGGCTGCACCACTCATGACGGGTACGTACAGCTAGGGGTTCACAACCATTCTGTCCAGCGCCACATCGATCTCAATCCCAAGGTTGACTGGGTTGTGGTACACTGGACACCTGACCCATTCTCCCGGAGGTACAAACGTGTCTCCTTCCAAAAGACGCAAGCCTGCAACGAAGGAAGTCCCAGGACAGACAACGCTGCCGACTCCCGTCCCCGCGACTTCCCTTCCTGAGGGGGTCCGACTCGTGACCCTGAACTGCGGGGAGGTCCGCTACCAGGCAACCGCCAAGATCAAAGGAACCCTTGTCCTGTTAGGCTGGTACTCTGCTCCTCAGAAAGCCGCTAAGGCTCGTCACAACGCTCTGAACCGATGACCAACGCCGAAAAGAAGCTCTACGAGCACCTGAAGCATGTACTGGACTCGCTAGAAAGCGTCTTCGACACCGATGGCGACTACACTGAGATCCAGCTCTACGGATCCCTGGATAGCGCCCGAGACAACGCCATTTGCTCTGAGGATGAGGAGGTCTACTGGTACAACATGGACTATCTCCGCAAGGCTATGCAAGGGCAATCCGTTGAAGGTGTGTCTGACTGGGGTAACCTGGAATACGCTGCCAACAACATCGCCAACGCACAGCGCTACATCTACGCTTACGAAATCACTAACGACCTATGACAGCAACAATTAACACCCTGCCAAATTGTCGGTGGTGCCAAAAAGCCAAGAAACTTCTGGACCTCAAAGGCATCCAATACATCGAAGCTGAAGGCAAGTCCGACCTGTGGCCGACGGTACCATTCATCGAAGTGGACGGTGAAGCGATTGGCGGCTTCACTGAGTTGGCCGCTTGGTGCCGTAAACACTGAACTTGATGAAACTTTCTCAACTCTGCCCCTGTCTCGCTCTGGCTGCATTGCTGGGTGGGCCAGGGGCTTTCCTTGCGCCCCCTGCAAGGGCCTCCAGGGCCTTTTGCCCCAACCCTGAGTACATTTCCCCAGAAAAGCGCCTGAGGCCGCTTATGGACCTCATAGCGACGGGTGAGGGTGACTACAACTCGATCAACCGAGGACGCGCTGGTGACACGCCTGGCGGCATCCAGTGGCTCAAGGGACGCACTTTCGAGGACTTTACCGTCAAGGAGGTAATTCAGATGCAGCGCTGGCAAATCTACGCTGTCGGCCGCTACCAGTTCATCCCCTCCACCCTTCGCTGGGCTGTCAATCATTCCAGTGTCAACGAGCTGGACATGTTTACACCTGAAGTCCAGGACACCTTGATGGCCACCCTGATCGTCTACAAGCGTCCAGCTGTTGGCGCCTACTTGCGCGGTGACCATGATCTGCTGGGTTGGGCTTTGGACGAACTAGCCAAGGAATGGGCTTCAATTGAGTACCGCAACGGCCACGGCTTCTATGATCACATCGGCGGCAATCGGGCAAAGATCACCAGGGCAGAGGTGATCCCTGTGTTACAAAGTATCAAAGGGGCTTGGCAGCCTAGCACCTGATGCTATGCTTGTGGAGTCCACTTGGAGATACACGACATGCACCTGTACCGAGCCGTCTACCGCCACAAAGGCCAGGAACACAACCTCGACATGTACGCCAAAGACCTAACTGGCGCCACGTTGTCAGCAAAGGAACTAATTCCAACCGATGCGGAACTCATCCGCGTCTTCCACAATCCTGACTGGAGCTGAATTTATGCAAGGTTTTTATCTACTCGTGATTCTTTTGGCCTGTGCGTTTGCCATCGATGGCGAGCTCACTACTCGTATTCTGCGAGCTGCCTTATTGAAGGCAGAGGTTTACGTTATGAATCTGCGCACCAAGTGGGCTGCATGGCGCGTGTATCGCTCTCTTGTTAAGAGGTGCGAAGAAAATGGCTTTCCCAAGCCTGGATCCTTTGTCTTTGTTGACCTCTGGGACCGTGAAAGCTAGAATGAACCTGTTCACCTATCCCTGATTCCTATGGCAATGTACAAATCTGGCGAACTGTTCCAAAGTGGTCCCAAGAAGCGGACCAGCCAAGGCGACGGCCTTCGCAAGCGCGGATCCTTCAAGAAAAAGGGTCAGAAGAAATACCTTGGCCAGGGCAAGCGATGATCCCTGGCTTCTGCCTCACCCGACTCAACCAACGCTACCAAGAGGAACCTTTAATGCCCTGCAAGACACCCTGCAAAAACTGCACCTGCAACACTGTTTACAGCTCCGACTACATCGAGGCTGATCCTTCTCCTATGGCAACTCAACAGCGCCAGTGGCTGGAATCTCCTTCCACCTACTTCATGCGTGAGTGCGCCATTCGCCCAAACTCTACCCACTGCCGTTACGACTGATCATGTTTAACCTGTTTTCACACCTGTTTAGCGACGACTTCGGCTCTCGCGAGTACGTTGTTTTCGCCCAGCGCCGCACGCTGCCACCTAGTTCTCAGCGCGTCTACGGCACCTTTAAGGTCCGTGCCAAGTCTGAGTACGAGGCAGCCCGCCTCTTTGACCAAACCTACACAGCTTGGTCTCGCCTGACGGTCGAGGAGGATTGACCTACGCGGATTCCCGATAAACGCATGTTATCAGGATTCCCGATTGAAAGTTACAAATGTGTCACAAGGGGGCGGCCAAGCCGCCCTTTCCTGTAGAATAATTCGGCAACCTTTCTCCACGCGCATCGCACCTATGTCAGATTTTGAGTTCCAGCCTAGCAAGTCCAAGCCGTTTCGAGATTCGGCACCAAGCGCTGAGGTGGTGTACTTCAGGACGTACTCGCGCCGCAAAGCAGACGGCACCCGCGAGAACTTCCAGGAAGCAATGACCCGTACCGTCGAGGATATTGCCCGCATCGGCAAGTTTACCGAGCAAGAAGCCGCGCAAGTTACCGAGCAAGCCCTAGCTCAGCATGCCTTCCCCTCTGGTCGCGCCTTCTGGGTAGCCGGCACCGAGTGGAGCAAGAAGCCCGAGAACTTTAGCGGCTGGTACAACTGTACCAACACTCACATGTCCGACCTGGAAGCTTTCGGCCTGCTGGTAGACCTGGCCATGCAGGGCTCTGGCACTGGCGCTGTGCTTGAACAGGATGTGATCGATGCACTACCTGCCGTTAGCCACCAGCTGGAGATCGTCTCGACCACCGAGATTGGCACGAACTCCGCCCGCCGCGCTGAGACCACCTTTGACACCCTTCTGCCTTCTGGCACTGTAACCCTCTCCGTGGGCGATTCCCGCAAGGGTTGGCAGGACGCCTACCAACTCATCGTCAACTGGGCTCACGAGGGCCTGGAGCACCACGAGGGGCACATCCGCATCCACCTGGATCTGGGCAACGTCCGCCCCGCTGGCGAGCGTCTGAAGGGTTTTGGTGGCACCTCTAATCCCATCAAGCTGGAAACCATGTTCCGCAAGGTGGTGGATCTGCTGAACAGTGCCGTCGGCCGTAAGTTGACCACTGTTGAGGCTTGCCTGCTGATCGATGAAGCTGCTGCTTGCATCGTGGCTGGCAACATCCGTCGCTGTTTACCTGGACACTCCCTCGTAAGCACCACCAAGGGTCTCGTGCGGATGGATGAGATCACTGTTGGAGCTGAAGTCCACACTCCTTACGGGGTCAAGCAAGTTACTGACAAGTTTATTCAAGGCAGTCAACCTGTCGTGCGCGTTCTCACGAACGGACCTGACATGCTTGCGACAGCAAACCATGAAGTTGCTATTATGGGAACTTCTCCAGATGACATAAAATGGACAACAGTTGAACATCTTATGCCTGGAGATCGGTTGCTCCATATCAACGAGGCTACACGAGGTTCCGACGACACGGCTCGGTTGCCAGATGACGCTACTGGTGGACGCTCATCCATGAGTCGTGCTAAGAACATCGTCATTCCAAGCACTCTTAGTCCCGCTGTCGCATGGCTTATTGGATTTACCCACGGCAACGGCTACGTCTCTCTTGGGATCAATAAGCACGGCAAACCCTACGGAGCGGTTACTTGGAGCACCGACAGTCGCGAGACGGAGTTGAGTCAAAACCTGTCAGCCAAAATCAACCTGGCTCTTAGCGAGTTTGGTCTTGACGCTGCGGTCAAGCGGGTGAAGGGAGAAAACACTCTGAAGATCACTTGCTCCTCTATTCGACTTGCTGAGTATTTCTTCGAAAACGTCAAACAACCCAATAAGGAAATTTCCGTACCTTATTACATCATCGAAGGAAGTGCTCAAGTCCGAGGGGCTTACTTAGCAGGCCTTTTCGACAGCGATGGGTCCATCAAGACCCGTCCGATCAACCTTGTCACGACCATCTATCCAGTCTTTGCAGAACAGGTCGCTCGACTTGCCTCAAGTCTTGGTATTGTCGTGCGAGGAAAAGTCAACAAGGCAGAGAAAAAGCATTGGAACGATCGTTTTCATCTCAACATTGTGGCCTTGAAAGAGCGCTTCAATACTTTTGTCTGCCGCTACTCAGTAAAAGGTCTTATCCCTATCGATACCCTAAAAATGAATGGGTTTACAGTGCCAGGGAAGGTTGCCAGGGAGGCTTTCTCCTACAAGGAGCTCAGGGAGTTTGGTTTCAACGGGGCAAAGGACGTCGATCTCAACTTCGAGTCATGGGAGGAGCGTGTAGGAGAGTGCCAGCACGTTCCTGTTACCGTTCTCGGTTTTGGAGAAAGTGAAGTGCTTCCCACCTATGACATCACAGTCGAAGATGCTCATTGCTTCTACGCTGACGGCTACCTGACTCACAACAGTGCGGGCATGAGGCAGTTCAGTCAAAACGACTCAGAAGCCGCTACCGCCAAGCTCGGACTGTACTCTCAGGATGAAGAGGGCAACTGGCGTGTTGACCCGAAGAAGGAAGCCCTGCGGATGGCCAATCACACCCGCTGCTACCACAGCAAGCCCAGTTACCAGGAAGTCGAAGATGCTGTGCGTCTGCAATTCCAGTCAGGCGAAGGAGCCATTCAGTACGTACCTGAAGCCGTGGCTCGAGCCAATGTTGACCTGTTGAACACTCCTGCCCTAAAGTCCGCCTTCATTCGTGACTACACCGAGGGCGGTCGCGAGGCTGGGTTGTCCTTCCTGAAGACCTTAGCCCCTGAACTGGATGAGCGCGAGCTTTCACATCGCATGGATCGGTACGGACTTAACCCTTGCGGTGAGATTGTCGGCCGTGACTTCCACTGCAACCTCAGCGAAGTCCACCTGAATACCCTGGACCCGAAGGATGCAAAAGCACAAGCCGACGCTTTTTACGCTGCTGGCCTACAGGTGGCTGCACTTCTGCAACACGAGTTCGTTTATGAGCGGTACCAGTACTCTCGTGAGATCGATCCTATTGTTGGCGTCAGCTTTACTGGTCTGTTTGATTTTCTCGTTCACGCTTGCGGGTCCGAGTGGTTGAGCTGGATGATGAAGGGTCGCCCCGAAGGTAGTCGTCGTGCGGACTACTTCAAGGAGGTCGAGGCCATGTACCTCGAGCGCTTCGCTATCGCCGCTCGCCAGGGTGTTCGCGACTATTGCCGCAACCACGGCATTCGCACACCAAACCGCATCACAACCGTGCAACCTGCGGGTACTAAGAGCCTGCTGACAGGTGCCTCCTCTGGCTGGCATCCTCCTAAGGCTCAGCGCTTCATCCGTCGTATCACCCTTGGAGTCAATGATCCTCTGGTCGCAGCTCTCCTGGAAACAGGATATTCTGTCATCCCCGCTCAGTCCGCTCGTGACGAAAAGGGCAACCTTCTGGATGACATTACAGACCCACGAGTTCAAGAAGTTCTGGTCGAAATCCCAACAGAGGTGAGCTGGGCCAACCTGCCTGGCTGCGATCAGTTCGACCTGGCCTATCTGCCCGTCGAGGCCCAGTATGGTCTTTATATGCAGGTGCAGAACTACTTTACGGATCACAACACGTCTGCGACCATTGAACTGCGTGAGCACGAAGTGCCAACACTGGCCAAGCTGATCTACGACACCATTCAGAACGACGGTGGCTACATCTCTGCCGCCCTGCTGGCTCGTTTTGACGTTGATGGTGGAACCTATCCTCGTCTGCCAATGGAGCCGATCTCCAAGGAGAAGTACGAAGAACTCGTAGCCATCCAGGAGATCTCAGGCTCTGATGAGGACTTCCTTGTTACACTGAACAAATACGACAGCTCGGAATACAGTCTCGAATCTGTCACCGCCTGCACTTCGTCTGCATGCGTTGCCAAGGCCGAGGCTGACGAGCGGGA